CAAATGCATTAAAGAAAGCTTTAGTAAGTGATCTAGCTCAGAACGAAGAAAGTCCTACATTCACAGGTACTGTAGGAATAGGTGCTAGTACAGATTTAGGTGGTACATTAAATATTACACATGGGAATGAATTCGGTATCTCAACTTCTGGAAGTTATAATTATCAAGCAAAATTTGAATCAACTGATGCAGAAGCGGCTATTGTTATAGAAGATAGTAATAGTGGTACAGACTATAACAGAATAGGTGTTATAGGTAATGAAATGACTTTTATTACAAATAATAGTGAAGCTGTCAGAATTGATTCTGATGGTAGTGTTGGAATTGGAGAAACTGCTCCATTAGCTAGTCTACACATCAAACAAGGTGATAGTGGATTAAGTTCACTAAATGCAGCAGCACATCATATATTTTTAGAAGATACTGGCGCTAACGGACCTGGCATTACTTTTGCGTCTGGTACAAGTTCTAATTGCACTTTGGCATTTGGTGATTCTGATTCTAACTATCAAGGTTTCATTCTTTATGATAATTCAGCAGATGCTATGAAGTTTGGTGTAGCAGGTGCAGGAGAAAAACTGCGTTTACAGTCTGATGGAAAATTATTAGTCACAGAAATAGCACATATTAGTGGTACATCAGGTAACTTAGAATTAGGTAATGGCGATGAAAAAATGATTTTTAATAGTAGTGGTTATATTCAATTACAAATAGCTGATACAGAAAGATTTTATATGGATACAACTGGTAATGTACCTCGTTTCGTTTTTGGTCAAAATACATCTGGTGCTGATAACGGTCCTGATTTCTACGCTAGTAGAACTTCTCCTAGTGCTGGACAACATACATATACCCAGTTTTTAGAATCTATATCTAATGCTTCAGCTCAGGGTATAAAGGTTGGAGGATTATTAGCTTCAGCTTCTTATTCTTTTGGTACTCCTGATAGAGGAGATATACTTGCTCAAGATAATGTTTCAGCACAAAGCTTTACAGATAGAACACCTTATCCAACATCATTACAACTTGCTAAAGATGTAATCAATTCACACCAAAGACGAAGTGAAGAAGAAATCGAAAGATTAGCAACAGCACAATATAATAAAATACAAAACGAAGAACTTGATATGCCTGATCCAGATAGAGAAGCAATGAGTCTTGAACAATATTTAACAAAATATAAAAAAGAATATGAGTTGGATCATAGTATATTACATGATTATGTAAATGATACTAGATATGAATCTGATGGTATAGAAGGTAGAGACGCATCTGCTACAATTTCTTGTTTAGTAGAAGTTGTGAAAGATTTAATGCAGAGAATAGATACTTTAGAAGGATAATATGGCAACTAATGTATTTTTCAATCATGCTGTACAGACTGAACAGAATCTTATAGAAGATTTAATTGTTGAGTCTTTAAGATTCTATGGGCATAATTGTTATTACTTACCCAGAAAAATAGTAAACGAAGACACTATTCTAGGTGATGCGGCTGAGTCAAGTTTTGAAGATGCGTACGAAGTAGAAATGTATTTAGAAGGTACTGAAGGATTTGAAGGTGAAGGTGAACTGTATTCTAAATTCGGAATTGAGACAAGAGATTCAGCTTCATTTATTTTATCACGAAGAAGTTGGGAAAGATTTGTTTCACTAGATGCTAATTTAGCTACAGGATTAAGACCTAACGAAGGTGATCTAATATATTTTCCTCTATCAAAAAGTTTATTTGAAATTAAATTTGTAGAACATGAAAATGTATTCTATCAAATGGGTAAATTATATACATTTAAACTTAGTTGTGATCTTTATGAATACTCTGGTGAAGATTTCAATACTAGTATTTCTGAACTTGATACTGATTTAGACTTAGCTGTAGGTGCTATAACAACTCTAACATTAGCTGATACACCAACTTTAAGAAGCTTTGTTGTAGGTGAAACTGTATCACAACAGATAACTGATACAGTTATTATACAAGGTGTAGTAGCTGCTTGGAGTGAAGATACAAACAAATTATCTATAGGTAAAATAGAATCAAATGATACAACAGGTACATATCAATCCTTTGTACTTACAGACTCAACAGAAGGTCATATACTCGCTGAGGACACTTTAGACAACGATAAGATCATTCTATCAGGCACAGGTCAAGAAGGATACTATATTGACTTTGAAACAGGTACAGCGGGTGTAGAGTTACCAAGTTATATAACAGATGGAGAAACAGGTACAGATAATATAGAACTAGAAATATTTACTGTTGGTGACAGTATATCATTAGAATCTGGTATAGGTGATACTACATCACATGATAACATAGTTCTAGAAGATAGTTTAACTTCTAGAAGAAGTGTTAATAGTGTAGGTGAAACTCAAGAAATGTCAAACGATCCTGGAGCGTTTAACTTAGAAATAGAAACAGATGCTGATGGAATTATAGATTTCTCAGAATCTAATCCCTTTGGAGACGCTACATAATGTTAGGAAATCATTTTTATCATTCAACTATTAAAAGAGCTGTTTCAGTATTTGGAACACTATTTAATAATATAACTATCGAAAGAACAGATGGAAAATCTATACCTGTTCCGTTGGCCTATGGACCTAGATCAAGATGGATAGCTCGTTTACAATCTTCATTAGATCCTGTATCTAAACAAACAGCGATATCATTACCTAGAATGGGATTCGAATTGACTTCTATTGAATATGACTCTACAAGAAAACTAACAAAAAAGACACAATTTAAATCAACAGATTCTTCTAATCCATTAAAGATGAATCAACAATACGCTCCAGCTCCTTATAATTTAGGATTTCAATTAAGTATTCTAGTAAAAAATACAGATGATGGATTACAGATTATAGAACAGATATTACCATACTTCACACCTGATTATACTGTAACTATTAATACAGTACCGAGTATGGGTGATAAAAGAGATATTCCTATTATTTTAAATAGTGTTTCTCAAGAAGATACTTATGATGGTGATTTTGAAACAAGACAGACATTGACATATACTCTAGAGTTTATCATGAAGAATTATATCTACGGACCTGTATCTGGTTCAGAAGTTATTCGAACAGCTAAAGTTAGAACTTATATGTCTAGTGGTAGTGGTAAAATTACTGATACAGAGAATGCTGGTAAAGTTGTTGATCAAGTTGTAACTCCTGTACCACAAGATGCTGATCCTGATGATGATATAACATATAATGAAGTGACAGATTGGTTCGAACAACCAACAGTAACATATTCAGACGATAAATCTAGCGATCCTAAATAGAGATAAATACTTATTATGAGTAAAGTCGATCAAAAATTAGACGAACTTCTTGACATTCAAGGTGAAATCGTACAAGTCGAAAAAAATCTTCCTATCGTATCATCTAATGATCAAGACAAAGGTAATGACTACAAGTATTCCAGAGAAATCTTTTACGGTCTTGTAGAGCGAGGACAGGACGCTATAGAGGGTATTCTAGACATAGCTAAAGAATCGGAACACCCTAGAGTTTATGAAGTAGCTGGTCAACTAATTAAGACAGTCGGAGAAACAACAGAAAAGTTGATTGACTTACAAGCTAAAATGAAAGAATTAGATAAAGATAATAATGTACCTGATAAAGTACAGAATAATCTATTTGTAGGTTCATCGGCTGAATTACAAAAGTTGTTAAAACAAAATGCACAAGAATGAAGGTTACTTAGGTAATATCAATGTCAAAAGAGCTGGTGTACAGTCTCAATGGACAGAAGAAGAAATACTAGAATACAAGAAGTGTATGGAAAGTCCTACACATTTTATTGAGAACTATATTAAAATCATTTCATTAGATGACGGTCTAGTACCTTTTAAACTCAGAGGATATCAAGACGATCTCATTACACATTTTGATGAGAGTCGTTTCAGTATTGTACTCGCGTGTAGACAGTCAGGTAAATCTATCACAACTTGTGCCTATCTAGTCTGGTATCTTTTGTTTCAACCAGAACAAACAATCGCGATATTAGCTAACAAGGGTTCTACAGCTAGAGAGATGTTAGCTCGTATCACAACTATGTTAGAGCATGTCCCTTTCTTTCTACAACCAGGTACAAAGACACTAAACAAAGGTTCAATCGAATTCGAAAATGATAGTAGAATCATAGCTTCAGCTACAGGTGCTAACTCTATTCGTGGTCTTTCAGTAAACTTACTATATCTTGATGAGTTCGCGTTCGTAGATAACGCTGAACAGTTCTATACGTCTACATATCCTGTTGTAACATCAGGTGGTAAATCAAAAGTTATCATAACTTCTACAGCTAATGGTATAGGTAATATGTATCATAAATTATATGAAGGTGCTCAGAATGAAAAGAATGAATATCAACCATATACAATTAATTGGTGGGACGTACCAGGTAGAGATGAGAAATGGAAAGCTCAGACTATAGCTAACACTTCTGAATTACAGTTCGAACAAGAATTTGGAAACTCATTTTTAGGTACAGGTAATACTTTAATTAGTGCTAATTGTCTATTAGGTCTACAAGGTCATGACGCTTTGTGGGCTAAAGATAATGTACATCTATATCAAGAACCAAGAAAAGATAGTCAATATATTATGACAGTTGATGTCGCTAGAGGTCGAGGACAAGACTATTCAACATTCTCTATATTTGATGTATCAGAAAAACCTTTCAAACAAGTAGGTATATATCGAGATAATATGGTATCACCACTTCTTTTTCCAGACATAATAGCTAGATATGCTACTATGTATAATGAAGCTTTAGTTGTAGTAGAAAACAATGATCAAGGACAAATAGTTTGTAATAGTCTTCATTATGATATAGAATACCCTAATGTTTTTACTCAGTCAACAGTAAAATCTACGGGTATTGGTGTTACAATGACACGAAAAGTAAAACAAATCGGTTGTTCTACACTTAAAGAACTCATGGAAGAAAACAAATTAAGAGTAATCGATAAGTTTACGATTAATGAATTAGTAACTTTTGTCGGTAAAGGTATGTCATATGAAGCTGACGGTGGTAATCATGATGATTTAGTTATGAATTTAGTCATGTTTTCATGGTTTGTGACAACACCATACTTTCAAAGTTTAACAGATTTAGAATTGAAGAAAATGTTGTATGATGAACAACAACAACTAATTGATGATGATATGGTGCCTTTTGGTATCATTGATGATGGTTCAAACACTACTGAATCATATAAAGAGGGTGGTGATGTTTGGACAGTTGTTGATAAGGTACAAGTTTACTAAATTATAAATACTAGTTAATGATGAGAATATCTCATTATTTTAACTTAAATAATAAAATTATATTTCGAAATATAAATTTTTAGGAGAAAACAAAATGGCATTTCAAGTTTCGCCTGGTGTACAGGTTCAAGAAATAGATGCTACTAATGTTATTCCTGCGGTCTCAAGTTCGACAGGAGCATATTGTGGTTATTTCGGTTGGGGTCCAGCCGAAGAAGTTACTACAGTAAGTTCAGGTAAAGCGCTTGTAGATTCATTCGGGGAACCCGCTAATACAGATATAGCAGCTGAACATTTTTATCCAGCAGCTAACTTTCTAGATTACGGGATTGACTTAAAAGTAGTTCGTATCGCTACTACCAGTATGGTAAACGCGACAACAACAAGTGGACAGTCTTTGTTAATCAAAAACTTAACTCACTATAGAGCTAATTACAGTTCAGGCGAAGCGTCTGTTGGTAATTACGGTGCTAGATATGCGGGAGCTAAAGGTAATTCACTTAAAGTTTCAGTATGTGGTGGTGCTAATCCTTACGCTCAAGCGAGTGTTACAACAACTAATGGAACAACAGCCTTAGCTGGTACTTCAATCGAAGTAACTCTAGGTGAAAAATTCATAGTTGGTGATATCATAACAGCTATAGGTTCGGATTCTACAAGATATAAAATATCTGCGATAGCTTTTGACTCAGGTTCTACCGGAGAAGCAACAATTACTCTAGCCCAAGAAGACGATTCTACTCAAGGTTTAACAGCGGCCGTGGCAAGCGGTGCTGCTTTATCTAGAGAGTGGGAATTCGCTCAACAGTTCAACGGAGCACCGGGTACATCAGCTTATGCAGCTGGTAGATCAAGTGCTGGAGCAACTGATGAGTTACATATCGTAGTTCTTGACGAAGACGGTGATATTTCAGGTGTTCCTGGAACCGTTTTAGAAAAGTATGAAGCAGTATCAAAAGCTGCTGATGCTAAAGACGAGTTCGGTGCTAGTAATTACTATGTTACAGTTATAGAAAATCAGAGCGACATGATATATTGGTTAGATCATAGTTCAACTATGGGTTCAGCTGGTTCAAATGCTTCTGGTGTCACGTTTGGTACAGGTACTTTACCTGATTCTCTATCTTTCACCAACGGTGCAGATGGAAATCAACCAACTACGGGACAAAAACTTGTAGCGTGGGATACACATTTCGGTAGTGCGGACAACGAAGATATTAGTTTAATGATATCTGGTAGTTCACAAGCAGATAACGGTAGTGGTACTGCAGTTGTAACTCGAGCAGAAGCAACTAGTTATTACAACCAACTCATGAATATAGCAGAAGACAGAAAAGACTGTGTAGTATTCTTTTCACCAATCAAATCAGACGTAGTTGACTCAGGAGTTGCGGGAGCGACTAATGTAAAAACTACAGCTGATACATTGAATGGTTCTTCATACGCTGTAATGAGTTCAAACTGGTTATATCAGTATGACAGATATAACGATAGGTATGTTTACATACCAGACAACGGATCAGTCGCTGGCCTATGTGCTAGAACTGATTTCACGAATGATGCATGGTATTCACCAGCAGGATTCAACCGTGGTCAAATTTTTGGTGTAACTAAATTGGCTTTCAACCCAACTCAATCTGATAGAGATGTTCTCTATAGAGCTAGGGTTAATCCAGTTTGTACATTCTCAGGACAAGGAACAGTTCTATTCGGAGACAAGACACTAGTCGCTAATGACGGTAGTGCTTTCTCAAGAATTAATGTTCGTAGATTGTTCATAGTGTTAGAGAAAGCTATCTCAACAGCAGCTAAGT